CCATCGAACCCTCGGCGCCAATCTTGCTTTGACACCGCTGTCATCAGCTTCGAGAGACGCACATCCAAGTCTCCCCGGAGAATGGCCTGCCGCTGCTCCGCCGGGTCCATCCCCTCCATTCGCATCTTCTCGATTTGGGCCTCACGCTTACCTCGGTCCAAGTCCTCTTGGCTGCGCTCTTTCATCACCGCCGCCGCCTCGTCCTCGCTGAACCTATAGAGGTGAGTCAGAACCCACTTCGTACCAACGTCCTCTTTCATCCGGCTAGCGAGGTCCGCCGTCGCGCTCATAACCTCTACCCGGGCCAGCTCCAGAATCTGACTCGGGACGTTCATTCGCATGTCGAAGTCCGCCCTGGCGTCCATCCCCTTCGCAATAAGGTGAATGCGCCCAGCCTGGCGGTAGCCGCTCCTGGTGACACGCTGGACTCTCATGACCGTCCGGGCGAACCGAATGTCCTCCGACGACAAGGCGTTCCTGGTGCTCTCCCCACCATACCCCATGTAAGTCTTGGGTATCTTGATGGCAGAAACGAGCTTGTCCCGGTGATACTCCAGGGTCTCTGTCTCGGAATAGTCGGGGCCGCTGATGACGTCGATTTCGGTGGTCCGCTTGCCCGCCCTGACCGGCACGAAGAAATCCTCGTCCATGCTGTTTTTGACGAAGACTCCAGAACGCCAAACACCCCTCCCCTCTTCATCACGAAGAAGAAGAGCAAAATTATGCCAACGCCTGACGTTCATGCAGTATTGGTCTTGCGACTCTACCACCTCGACCGACACGACCTTGTGATTGCTCGGCTGAACCAGGACATGGGCCTTGAACGCCGAAAAGGAATCAAACCCCTGCTCCCGATACATCTTGAGCATCATATGGCGGTGGGCCCTTGCCTTGCGGTTCCTCTTGCCACCGGATGACCTGAGCATCCCGAGCATCCGTGCGTTGACCGCCCTGACCACCCCCTCTGCCCCAATATCAGGGTTCTGTCTGACCAGGGCCTTGACCCCTTGAACAAACTCCCCTGGGAACGTCACCTTCATCCGACGCCGTGCCACCGCCGCCCGCTCAGGGTCAGCCCACATCCCCTTCATGGCCTCGCTGCGAATGACGTTGTCTGCCACATGTTGCTCGCTGGCGTTGTACTCCCTGATATATCGCGCCGTATCGCGCTCTCGATTGAGCTGAGAAGTCCGCGCTCTCTTCTCGGGGCTTTGGTTATACGCCGTGATGACCTTTGAATTGGCAGCACGAATCCTGGCGTCAAGCTCAGAGTCAACCTTCCGTTTCTCCGCAACCGCACGTCCACCTGAATGCCCTGCATCGAGATGTAATCGGAGGTGCTCCTCTAACGCCATGTCCAACAAATTCGATGGGTCGTTGTTCCTCTTGTCGAAATCCTGATGATGAACGACCATCCCCGGCGCATGACGCCCCAGCACACCCGTCACGACCCGATGGGTGTACCTCGATACCTGGTCCTCTGGGTCATAGACCAGCTCATACCCCTCCATGGAGTCGCCCTTGGCCTTGCTTGAGGTGCGACGATAAAGAGGCATCACGCGGTCGCCAGGCTTCAGGTCCTCCGCATTGGCATAGGTACAGTCACGACGCATCACAGGATGGTCAGGCGCCATGTCAGCCCAGTTACCATCGTCGAACGTCACCCGGACCGTCTTGGCCTTCTCCCTCGTCTTGCCGACCCACAGGACCTCCCCGGGGACAACATGACCCGTCTGCCGGTCAACAGAGTAGACCCAATGCTTCGCGCCCTTGTCATACTCCCTCGCCATCTGCTCGATGGTGATGCTCCGTCCGTCCAACTGAGGGACCGGAGTCGAGGCAGCAACTGGCAAGGGGTTGAACCGCATGTCCAGCTTGCCCGTGTTGGGGTTCACGAACTTCTGGCGGGTAAAGCTGTTCTTGACCCGATTGACGAAGGCCAAACCGCGCTCGGCGTCCAGCTCGCCTACGTCGATGTAGAAAGCGTATCGGGCCGGGGCTCGCTCCAGCTTGTAGATAAGCAAAGCGTCTTCCAATAGCGCCAGCCGCTTCCATATCCATCGGGCCGGGTCGACCACCCCATTGCCGTAGACCGACCGCAGGTGCTTCCCACGCAGCCGCCAGTGAATCAGCTCCCAGTCCTCGAAGACGGTCAGCTCGCCCGGCGGCCTCCCCATCGCCGACGGAATATCTGCCCCGTTGCCCTCCCTGGACATCTGCTGCTGCGCCGCCAGAGTGTAGAAGTCCTCCAGGCTGATATTGAACTCCCCCCTGATGTCTTGGATGAAACCGAGAAGCTGGCCCCGAGGTCCCTCCACGCGCCGAACCGTCGGCGGGGGAAGGTAGTTGATGCCCACCAGCCCCTGGTCCGTCACCAGTGCCTCGCCAAACACCGACCCGTACTTGCACAGGGTCCGGACCACGCCCCAGGAGTCATCCTCCACCAGGAGCTGTTTGTGGAGCATGTGGTTCAGCTCGTCAGCGACTTTCTTGTCCTGGCTGACCGCCCAGATAGACTGCTCCCGGTCCAGGTCCGGACTGGTCGCGTCGTCCGCGTAGATGTCGAGCCCCACCGAAATCTCGGGATACTCGTCCATCTCTTCCACGTCCGTGTACCGCTGCTGCAAGTCCTGGTCGATTCGCAGATAGTTGGCCAGTGCGTCGTAGCCAAACTGAGTGACCAGGTTGTACGGCATCCCCGCCAGGGAGACCGCCGGGATACCCCCGCGCTGAAGCTCGGCTGCTTGACGCTGAGGGGTCCGCGAAAAATACGACCTCAGTGCCGAGCTGACACTGGTTGTGAAGCCTTCCCAGAGTGAAGCCACGCTAACCCCTCACGAACGGCATCGGTTGTTTTTGCGATACCTTTTGGCCCACCATACCGCGTGACGCCCCCCTGACGCTAGCCGAAGGTGGGACCATTACCTTACCGCCCGTTACCCAGGAATCGTCCTGTCGTTGCTCGCCCATTGCATTGCGCTCGCTCATCATCGGGACAATCGGCATACCGGGCTGACGGACCATCAGACTGTGAACCACGCCGGCCAAGGCGTCCGAAACGTCTTTCTTGCCACGAGGGGGGTGGTCCACCATGAACTTCGGAATGATGCCCTTTGTCTTTTGTATCCGCTGTAGCTCCCGCAGCTCCTTCTGCACAGCTTCATGGGGCTGCAATCTGAGCCGGCCCTCGTACAGCGCCGTCTTCATCGACTCGTAAGGGACCACCGTCTTATCGACCGAAAGCACGTCCGACTCGATACCACGGTGCCGGAACTGCTGCCTGGTATCAGCCGACTGCCAGCCATCTAAACTCGCATAAGACACAACGAAACCATGGCTTTGAAATTCGTAGACGATACCTCTGAGGTCCCCCAAGAATATCTCGTCACCGGGCGGCGGGTGAATTCTGAGAAGCAAGTCCGTCTCAATGACCGGGGCCACCTCGGAGTAGGTCTCGCCATGGAAGTCCCGCCGGACTACCTCGACGTGCCCCGCCGTGTGAGCAATGCACAGCCCCGCACAGTCGCCAACCAATGACACGTCAATGTGAACGTACCGAGGAGCCCCAGGGTGCCTGAGAGGACGCCAGGCCTTTTCTGTGAAGCCACCCGGGATTGGACGCTCAAAAGGAACCGCTACCCGCTCCCACCAAAACTCCAGCGGGTCGCCGCTCATCCACTCCTCAACGTCAAGGGGGCTCTTGAGCCGCGTGTCAGTGGATTCGATTATTTTCTCGCGCCGGTGAATGAACAGGCTGACCGACTCGGTTGCAATACCAGCGATGTCACGGAGCCCCCCCTCTAAGTCGCTCTCAAAGTCCGGCCGGTACTCTTCGGGAACGTCGATGATACGAAGCTGGGTCTCAGCGTACCAGGCGATGTCTTCCGGGGTGGGGTCGAGCTTGCTCCGGACGGTCTCGTTACCCACCGCCACCTGGAAGGTCTTCCCCGTGAAATCCTCCTTGGGCCGGACGTCCCAGGTGCTGTATTCCCTGATAAAGACAGAGGGGTCATTTGTCTCCCGGGCTTCCTCTATCTTCTGCTCGATGTACGCCACCGGCCGCTCCTTCGAGCTGACCAGGAACATCAGCCCAGGCAGCTTGCCCGCCTTCATGAACCGGCTCTTCATTCGTCT